GGTCGTCGACTTCGCGCTCGGGATCAAGGCGGACCGGTCGCTCGACTCGATCAAGGCGCTCGCGCGGCAGCAGGTCAACTGCTTCCGGGTCGTCAACTCGCGGGTCCGGTCGTACGGCTACTGGACGCTGGCGGACCTTGAGGTCCTGCCGCAGTGGTGGGACGTCGGCGGGTCCCGGACGATCATGGCGCTCCGGGCGGAGGAGCAGGCGGTCGCCGAGGAGATGCTGTTCGGCCAGGTCTCGGCGGACGGCGCGTTCCTCGACAAGTACAAGGGCGCGCTCTCCGGCGTCCTTGCGCGCTACCAGCGGATCGGCGCGATCTTCGGGACGCAGGCGGACCCGGGGTACAACGTCGACGTGTCGACGACCTCGAACCCGACGAGCCAGCTCGCTCAGGGGCTCGTGAAGGCGGTCATCACGGTCCGCACGTCGCCGTTCGCGGCGTCGCTGAAGCTGACGATCAGCCGCCGTTCGATCACCCAGGCCGTCGCCTAGAGCGCGCGTCCGGAACCACGAGAGGAGCTACTAGGCCATGCCGTACATGCAGAGCAACTGGACCGCGCACCTGCTCATCGACGGGCAGGACTTCGGCTACTGGGCTGTCGCGGAGGGCGGCGGCGTCGAGACGGAAGACTCGACATACGACGACTGGGACGGCGCGGTGCCGCTCGGCGGGAAGCGGTCCCGGAACGAGATCACGCTCCGGAAGCTGTACCGGGAGGGCGTCCATGCGATCTACCGGACGCTGGACGCGAAGGCGGGCCGCGGCGACGCGACCGTGACCCGCTCGCCGACGGACGACGACGGCGTCAGCTGGGGGAACCCGATCATCAACACGGGGATCCTCGGGAACGTCTCGCCGCCCGACATCGACAAGGGCTCCTCGGACGGCGGGGAGCTGGAGATCACTGTCCGGCCGCGCGTCGACCTCGCGTAGCCGGACCACGACTACCTACCCGAAGGGAACCCCGACATGACGACCCCTGATCGAGCCACGATCCACGCAGTCATCGGAGGCGACCCGCCTCCGGCCCCGCCCGCCTCGACGGAGCCGGAGGCGCAGCCGCCGATCACGACCCCGCCGGTCGCGGAGCCCCGTGAGCCGGACCTCGGCGGCCCGGCGCTCGCGTCCCCGAGCCCCGACGAGATCGTCGCCGCCGGGGGCGGGTCGCTCGCGGACCGCCTCCGCGCCCGGTACGAGGGGATCGCGGCGACGGAGGAGTTCAGCGTCCCCGGCTACGAGCTGCCGGACGGCCGCCCCGGCATGATCCTCGTCGCTCGCGCGTTCGGGGACAGGCGGGCGTTCAACGAGGGCGTCGAGAACGAGGTGTTCATCGCGAAGTCGACGCACAAGCTCCTGCTCGTGAACGACGACGGGACCCGGGAGGAGGTCCCGGGCGGCTGGGGTCCCCAGCTCGCGCAGATGATCGGCGTCGACGTCAAGAAGGCGGCGGACCTCGTCGCTCTGGTGATCTCGCGGCCGGACCCGAACGACCGGACGCGCCGGATCCCGAACGTCGCGGCGATCGGCGGCCTGGCGACGGACATCGTCGCCTGGGCGCGGAAGAGCCAGGGCGAGGCGGAGAAGGACCTGGGGGAATGACGGAGGCTGCGCCGGAGACCCGGGCGGCGGTGAACGCGGTCCGCCTGCGCGCGGACTGGCGGCCGCTCGTCGGTCTTCGACCGGAGGACGCCGGGACTCTCGTGGAGCGGGTCCTCGCGGAGACGGTCATCGGCGCAGCCGTCGACGCTCACAACGCGGACGTCGCGCAGGCGAACAAGAAGGCGGCGAAGTAACCCGTGGCCAATGAGAGCAGCGTCCTCGTCCGGCTCCGTCTCCTCGGCGGCGCGGCGTTCGCCCGCGAGGCGAAGTCGGCGGGGAGCGGGCTCGGGTCGATCGGGTCGAAGGGCTCCGTCGCCGAGCGCGGCATCGGGAAGCTGAACAAGGCGCTCGGGGTCGGCGCGACCGCGCTCCGCGGCGTCGGGATGGCGGCCGGGGTCGCCGCGGCGGGCGGGATGGCGTTCGCGGTCTCGAAGAGCACGAACTTCGAGCAGTCGATGGCGAACGTCCAGGCGCGTCTACTGACGACGAAGTCGAACATGACGCTCCTGTCGAACCAGGCGCTCGACCTCGGCGCGAAGACCCAGTTCAGCGCGCAGCAGGCGGCGGACGCGATGAACGAGTTCGCGGCCGCCGGGTTCGACACGAAGCAGATCATGTCCCTGATGCCGGGGACCCTGAACCTCGCCGCCGCGTCGGGACAGGACCTCGCGACGACGGCCGAGCTACAGGGCGCGATGATGCGCCAGTTCGGGCTCCACGCGAACGACGCGACCCATGTCGCGGACCTCCTGACGGTCGCGGTCAACAAGAGCGCGATCGGGATGGACGATCTCGGGCTCACGATGAAGTACGTCGGCCCGGTCGCCGGTCGGTTCCACCAGTCGATCGAGGACATCGCCGGGTCCGCGGCGATCCTCGGCAACGTCGGGATCAAGGGTGAGACCGCCGGTACGACGCTCCGGCGCGCGTTCGTGTCGCTCGTCCGGCCGTCGAAGCGGACGATGGACATGCTCGACGGCATGGGGATCTCACAGGAGACGTTCAGCAAGGCGACGGTCGACGCGAAGGGGAACCTGCGCGCCTTCCCGCAGATCCTCGGGAACCTGGCCGGGAAGTTCGCGAAGCTGACGAAGCCGCAGCAGCGGAAGGCGATCGCTCAGCTGTTCGGCGTCGAGGCGCTCCCGGGCATGCTGACGCTGTTCGGGAAGGGCCAGAAGCGGATCGAGGCGATGAGCGGCGCGCTGACGCACTCCGGCGGCGCGGCGAAGCGGACGGCGGGGATCATGCGCAACACCGTGAAGGGCGCGTGGGACAACCTGACGGGCTCCGTCGAGACCGCGGCGATCTCGCTGACGCACAGCTTCATGCCCGCGATCCGGAAGACCCTGAACCGGGCCGCGGGGCTAACGGACAAGGTCGCCCCGACCGTCCAGGGATTCTTCAGCGGGCTCGGCGGCGCGAAGCCTCCTGCCGCGCCGAAGGGCGGCCGCGGGGTCGGACAGGCGGGGAACCGGGACGTCGCCCCGGCGAAGCTGACGGGTCCGGCGCAGGCGGGCGCGGATCTCCGGGCGAAGCTACAGCCGGTCTTCGCGTGGGTACAGGCGGAGGCACCGAAGCTCGGGGCGACGCTCATGCAGGCGGGGCGGGACCTCCTGAACGCGTTCAAGCCAGCGATGCCGTTCCTGACGAACGTCGTCCTGCCGATCCTGAAGGGGATCGCCGTCGGCGTCATCGGCGGCGTCGTCGTCGCGTTCAAGCTCGCGGTCCCGATCATCAAGATCCTCGCGACGGTCCTCGGGTTCATCGGGAAGGCGGCCGCGCCGCTCAAGCCGGTGTTCTTCGGGATCGGTGTCGTGATCGGCTCGCTGCTCGGCGGCCCGATCCTCGGGCTGCTCGGGAAGCTGAAGTACGTCGGCGTCGTGTTCCGGCTCCTCGCGGTCCCGATCCGGGTCGCGTCGGGGCTCTTCCGGGTCCTCTTCGGCGCGGTCGTCCGGATCGGCTCCGGGTTCCTGAAGGCGCTGACGGGCGTCCAGCGGTTCGCGGGGACGTTCACGTCGCTGCCGGGCAGGATCGTCCGGGCCGCCCTGAACATCGTCGGCGGGATCATCCATGTCGTCGAGACGCTCCCCGGGAAGCTGGTCGGGCTCGCGAAGAGCGCGGGCTCGAAGCTGATCTCCGGGCTCGCGAACGGTGTGCGGGGCCGCCTGTCGTCGATCACCTCGTTCTTTGGGCGGATCGGCTCGGCGATCCTGAACGCGATCGGGGACGCGATCAAGGGCGCGCCGGGCGTCATCATCGCGGCGATCACGAGCGTGATCCCGGACAAGCTGAAGGGCGCGGCCCGGAAGCTGATCCCGGGGATCGCGTCCGGCGGCCGGGTCGGCGGCGGCGGCTGGGCGGTCGTCGGGGAGCGCGGGCCGGAGCTGGCTCATCTCCCGACCGGCGCGACCGTGTACGACGCGAAGCAGACGGCGCGCGCTCGCGGCGCTATGGCTTCGGGCGCTCCGATGACGCTCGTCGCGAACCTCCATCTCGACGGGAAGCAGGTTCACTCCGCGGTGTTCCGGGTCGATCGCCAGCTCGCGGAGGCGACCTGATGCCGGGCGGCCGCGTCACGCTGATCCCGAGCCGCGGGAGCCAGCTCACGATGATCCTGAACGGCCCGCCGGACCGGGCGGGCGGCGTCGGCGGCTTCGAGGCGGTCGACCGTCAGAAGCGCCGACCGGCGAAGTGGTGGAAGGCGAGCCCGGACGACACGATCAGCCTCGACTGCATCATCGATATCGACGCGATCGGTGGCCCCGCGGTCGAGCGGCGGATCCGGGTCCTGCGGGACATGGGCCAGCCGGGGGACGAGGAGGAGCCCCCGACGATCAAGCTCGACGGAGACGTCTGGGATCACGACAAGACGATCACGTGGGTCATGGACGGCATGGCGCTGTCGGAGCGGCTCTGGAACCCGGACGGGACGCTCCGGCGGCAGGCGGTCAAGGTCGACCTCTCCCGCTTCGAGGCGGTCGCGGAGATCAAGGCGATCACGGTCCGGTCGACGAGGTCGAAGGGGGGGAAGCGCCGGAAGCGGACGGCGATCGCGAAGGGCAACGACACGCTTCGCGCGGTCGCGCTCCGGGAGCTGGGGGACGCGACCCGCTGGAAGGACCTCGTCCGCTGGAACAAGAAGCTGAGGGGCGTCGATCCTGACGCCCGGCTCCGTTCCGGGACGCACATCTCGATCCGCTGATGGCCAAGAAGGACACACCGGCGAAGCGGGCGCGCGCCCGGCGGGACCCGGCGATCTTCCAGCCGCCGCCGCGGAAGCTGGCGAGGAGCCTCGCGAACCTGACGCTGACGGCCCGCGGCCGCCGGTACCCGATCGCGGCGAACATCGACGGCGACACGCCGTACGCGTTCGGGATGGACCAGGCGGGGACGATCACGCTCCCGGTCCGCGATCCGTCGGACAGGCTGAGGGACGTCCTCGACGACGAGGCGCACATCCAGCAGGACGGTGTGCGGGTCACGATCGACAGCACGGTCTACTGCGTGACCGGCGTCGACTTCGACGGGGACGGGCTCTACACGCTGACGGTCGAGGACGAGGTCGCCTGGCAGCTGAAGCTGTTCGAGAAGTTCCGGAGCGCGAGCCGGGCGCGGACGACCCGGTTCGGGTTCCTTCAGATGCTCGTCGACGAGGCGTCCCGGAAGCCGCTCCCGAAGATCCCGAGCTGGATCCCGGAGGTCGACGACGCTCAGAGGATCCGGCCGCCCGCGAAGGACTCGAAGACCTGATGGCGCTGAAGAGGACGGAGGCTCCGGCGGCGCGCTCGACGACCGGGGACGCGACCCGCGGGACGGGCTCCGGCGAGTACAAGGTGAAGGGGAAGCGCGCGACGGCGAGCCAGCGCCGGACGATCGATGGGGTGCTCGGGCAGGCGTCGAAGGACAAGGCGTCCCGCCGGGTCATGATCGCGACGATCATGTGCATCACGCAGGAGTCGGGGGCGGGCGAGCTGGCGAACGTGATGACCGGCAACGACGACGTCGGGATCTTCCAGCAGGGCCGGAACTGGGTGTCGGTGAAGGACTCGAAGGACCCGCAGGCGTCGACGCATTCGTTCCTGATCACCGGGCCGACGAGCTGGAAAAAGGTCCACCGGTCCGTCAAGAAGGCTCCCGGCAACCTGTCGCTCGCGATCCATCAGGTCCAGGGGAACCGGGACCCGAACGCGTATGCGCAGTGGGAGGACGAGGCGACCCGTACGGTCGACGCGTTCGTCGACTCGGGCGGCTCGTCGGAGGACTCCTACACGAAGCAGTACGCGTACACGCGGGGCGAGAAGGGCGGGCAGACGGAGAACAGCTGGGACGCGATGGCGCGCCTCGTCGCGGACGTCGGCGCGTACCGCTGGGCGGCCGGGAACGTGCTGTACGCGGCGTCCGGCGACGAGATCCGGTCGCAGGCTCCGTCGCTGACGATCACGGGGGACGAGGGCTGGTTGATCTCGCGGCCGTCCTGGTCGTGGGCGTCGAACCGCGTCATCTCGGAGGTCACGCTCGAAGTCTTCGCGGACCGCTGGCAGATCATGCCGGGCGGCGTCGTCCGCCTGCCGCGCGAGTTCGGGGCGATGCAGGGGAAGTGGATGGTCTGGAACGTCTCGGGGCCGTCGCTTGTGTCGCCGGAGTCGACGGTCGTTCTGCGGCGGCCGACCCGCCGGAAGCGGGAGCCCGCTCCGGAGACAGGAACCCGGGACGGCGGCGGAGGCGGCGATGACCTGTACTCCGTCTGCGCGGCGATCAGCGACGAGGAGCATTCCTACCCGCATCCGGACGTTCACCACGGGCCGTGGAAGAACATCAAGAAGACGACGCCGCTCGACTGCTCGGAGTCGACGTCGCTCGCGCTTCACCGGGCCGGGTTCTTTGATCATCCGCAGGCGTGGGTGTCGGGCCAGTTCGCGACGTCGTACGGGTCGAAGGGGAAGGGCGACGAGTGGACGGTCTGGGCGAACCCGGGCCATGTCTGGATCGAGTTCTACAACTCGAACGGGTCTTTCAAGGCGCGGTTCGATACGAGCCAGCATCCGGGGGAGAGCGGCCCGCGGCTCGTCCGGACGCCGCGCCATGACCAGGGCCGGTTCACGCCGCGGAGCGTCCGGGGCCACTGATGCCTCTCTCGGAGAACGAGCGCAGGAAGATCGGCCAGCGCGCTCCGGCGCAGCTTCGGGAGGCGACGGTCCTCGATCCTGCCGTGGACGATGACGGCTTCCTCCGTATCGAGATCGACGGAGCGCCGGGCGGCGCGCAGTCGTGTCCGTGGGCGAGCCCGTTCTACGGGGAGCCGGAGGAGGGCGACGCGGCGGCGGTGATCGAGTCGGACGCCGGGAACTTCTGGGCGTTCTGGTGGCCGCAGTCGGGCCAGACGCCGGGGGAGATCGGCGGCGGCGGTTCCCGCTGGTGGACGGGCTCGGGCGCTCCCGCTCCGGCGACCGGCGTCGTCGGGGACTTCTACCTCGCGTCGTCCGGGGCGTTCTACGAGAAGACCGGGGATACGACGTGGGCGTCCCGCGGGTCGCTGCTCGGCCCGATCGGTCCTGTCGGCCCGACGGGTCCCGCCGGGCCGACCGGCGCGACGGGGGCGACAGGTGCGACGGGCTCGACGGGGCCGCAGGGTCCCCAGG